CTGACTTAAAAAGCCTAACGGCCTATAAATCAGAAGCTTAAAATTTGTAGTTAAAATTTAAGTATAACCCGGTGCGACGAAAGTCAATCCGGGTTTTTTAATTTATTCACTTTATCTCATCAGTTAAATTTTCTTAACCATTTAAATCAAAGTCGAATGTTCTATATTGCAGGGAGCGCATGCGTTAACTCCGAATTAACAATCTCTTAACAATGTCTTAACAATCTGCCCTATCCTAAAGACATGAGCGAGTACCCGTTTGAAAAAGCATATCGTCTGGCCAGGATAGAGGCGAAAAGAATGGGGATACGTCAGGATATTGACGATATCGTTCATGACACGATGGTGGTCTGGTTGGGTCGTAAGGGCAAAAAATCAAAGATGCGTTATATCCTGATTGACGTATTGCGCGCTAAGTATGGAGCAACTTCAGAGTCAAGAAAGTCCCCATATCTTGCAGCAAAAAAAAGACTAGCCAAGGTGGTCAATTCCAAGAAACGCCCTGAACCAATTGAGCCTGATGACCGTGAGTTTTTCGATATGGTTGATATGCTGGATTGGGAAGGAAGATTAATCTTGGTCCTCTGCTACTATGTCGGTATGTCCTTAAAAGAAATAGGTAAGCTTTTTGGAATGAGTGAAGCGGGGATGTGTTTAAAACGTCAAGCTGCTCTTGCTAGACTTAAAACTCTACTGTTAGAGTAACCTCATCATTCCTGTCCATAATCCTACTGCGGGCTTCGGCATGGTGCCGAGGCTCGAACTGTTAAATATCATGCAAGAATGCTAAAACAGTGTTGACTCACACGTGGATGGGAATGATATATTCCATTTGACGATCATACTGCTCTATTTCATGTCTATATTAATAAAAAACCCCAGAAGATTAAGTTCTCCTGGGGTTTGTTTTTATGCAACGATTGTAATTCCAACTTATCTCAACATTCAGGTTATCAAATGAACGGATTATCTCTACTCGCATCAAAAGCAATTGGCAATCAGTTTTTGCCGTGTTCTACTTTATAAAAATGAGGAATCAAATGAGTCTGAAAGAAGAGATTGCGGAGTTTCGCGACCAATACGGCATGGTCAATTTGTGGCGCTCAAGGGGCACTGAGGGAAGCGATAACGGCCCGATGTTCACAAGTGAATACATCATCATGCTGCTTCAGAACCAACAGGCTTGGATGTTGGACGTCACTGAATACAAGGTTCTCATGTGGAACTGCATGAAGGATGGACTCTTATCTAGAAAACCAGGGGATTCAGGACAAGAGGGACCGGATGACTATCACGGGGTACTTGCTGCATGCAGCGTGTTAAACGATACGCTCATTCCAAGACAGATACTGCACCACGGAATGCGCAATTTTGGTTTCTTTAACAACCAAAACCCAAATTCATTTACCAAAAACGATGGAAGTATCGCCTGGGAAGCGTTCCTTTGGCGCATGCCTCAACTGCTTGCCCTTAACTATGCTGCGGCACGCATCTGGAGACCCTGGGTACCCCTATTGAATGCATATGCTGCGTTAATCATTGCGACTAGCTGCATTGGCGTTCCGACGGGAGACACAGACCCACGGCGGCTCTCCTGGCTTTTAATTCAAGGAATGCATAAATCTTGGTTATGTAAATTGGCTGCAAAGCTATGGTGGGCGCGGCTTAAGAGGGATTACGGCGTTGACGGAATGCGCGCCGTGGCAAGGATTTATTACCCAAAGGATGAACACCCGTTTCAGAGGTATTGGAAAAACGCGTGGGAGTTATAATGGAACAAGAGACAAAAGAAGTAATTCTGGCCTTGGTTGCAGCCATAGAAAAATTAACGGGCCTTGTTGATGACTTATATCTGGGTCATCTTAAACTTGGTCACGATGTGCGGGTATTATCGGCTTATCAGAATATAGAACTCGCTGAGCACATGATGGAAAAATACGATCCAAAGATGATTACCGAGTTCAAAGAAAATGCAAAAAAATGTGAAGACGAAGGCTCAATATACAGAGGTGACGTAGAATGGGAACCACAAGATGAATAAAACAGATAGTATTAATCGGAAATTGAATATCACACCTAAGAAACTTGAAGCATGGAGAACCATGGCAGAGAACGAGAGTGCCGCTAACCCGCTTGCTGAATATGTGATTGCCCTCATCGATAAGGTGGAATCCATGTGGGATACCTTTGATAAGATCTTAGATCTAGATGTGAGAGACGACGTTAAGGAAGAAGATAAGTACGATATAACTCATGGGTTGGCATTTCATGCCTGGGGATATGATGGGCACGGAGAAGATGAGTAAGTTATGAAGTTCATAAGTCTGGGGGGGTTATGAAACTAGTATTCCTTTTGATCGATACGTTAATTTTGGGTGCAATATTATTCATAGCGATCAAAATTGCGCTCATTCTGCAAGGTGGGCAATGAAAAGCAGAAAAGTTAAACTTGAAACCAAAATCAAAACCTTAAAAAAGCTTCTCAGCAAAACCACCCCAGGACCGTGGAAGTTTTATGACAATGAATACGATGAGCCATTTCCTGTAATTGAATATCGAAATAATGGAAAAGATGACCACGAAGGGGATTACGGTGGCTTCGAATTGCTAGGTGGGACTTGGATCAATGAAGAGCACGGACAGATGGAAATACGCTTGAAAGCAGATGCTGCGTTTATCGCTGCTGCTAGAACTTGGACAAAGGATTTAATTGAGGAGTTAGAACGCTTGAGGGGGGAAGATGAAACTAAAAAGCAGGGAACTGAGAAGGTGCAAAAACAAACGTTGCGGAAAAGAGTTTAAACCCAAAACAGAAGAACAGGTTTACTGTTCAAAGGACTGTGCCCCTTATGGGCGCTTCCAGGATGATCCACGGAGTTTTAAGTAAAGCTATGGAACCAAACAAAAGTTTACTAGAACGGGCACTTGAGCATTTCGGGGCTCAAACCCAGGTGTCAAAGGCCATCGAGGAGATGGCTGAGCTAATTACGGAGCTGGCTCGGATTGATTCCAATCGTGGTATGAATATCAAGGTCATTGAAGAGATTGCAGACGTGATCATCATGATCAATCAACTTAAAATTCTATTTGGTGAGGAATTAGTCCAGAGTCATATTGAAACCAAATTGAAGCGTCTACGTAGTATCATCGACCAATGAGCACACGAAAAACCTGGGGAGCACGACCCAGGATTGATGATAAAAGGGCCTATCAATTAAAGAAGCAAGGACTTTCCTATGCAATTATTTCGACACGGCTTGGATTTTGTCATACCGTCGTAAAACAAGCCGTTGAAAGGTGGGAAAAAAAGTTAATTAGAGACGCGAATGAAGCACGTCTTAAGGATAATACCAATGGAATATAACAAGGGTATCGATACGAATGAACTGATATTGGTCGCTGTAGCATTGATATCTTATCTTGTTTACGAAACATTTTTCAGGGATTGATTATGATCATGGAACACGAAATTAAGAAGAAGATTGATGATTTTATCAGGTCTGCAAAGTTAAAATACGACGTAGAATTACACTATGCGGCTATTGCACCTTATGTTTTCGAAGTGTTTGATGAAAAGGTAACTGCTCTCATTAAAAATAGGCTGAATGATTTTTCTATTCCAGAATTAGCACTCATGAGAGAGGTGATTAATACTCTTACTGCTGAACAACTCATATTAGAAAACAATGAAAGTCAGATTACTGATGATTTACCTCAGCCTAAGAAACGAAAACCTAAGAAGCTTCAGTAATGCCAAAGATCGACGTAAAGAATAAATACAAAGCGAAGGAAATGTTTTTCCGCTATCACAGTGTCGCCGATATTGCGCGAAAGCTGGAGATTACGCGTGCATCGGTTGATCAATGGGTCTATGGGCGAAAAGGTCGCAAGGGCTGGCTTGTTGAGCGGAAGCTAGCAGAAGATAAAGCCATTCAACTTGAGGTTGAAGAGAATTCTAAGAAGCGCCGCGAGCTGATTCGGATATCATTAGAATTTACACAGATTGCCTTGTTAGAGCGATTGAAAAAGAAGGATGAAAAAGGGAAGATTATTCCGCCTACCGTTTTTGAGGCCCATATGGTGACTAAAATGGCAACGGACTGGGATAAACTCAATCGTCTAGCAGCAGGCACACCGACTGAAATTCTTGATACCCAAGGGCAGATTGATGTTAAGCTCAACCAGGCAAAAGCGATTACGATTGTAGAATTAAGGGATGCATTTATGCGTGATCCTTTCTTACAAAAGACTACGCCAGAAAAAACGGGGGACCAAGTTAATGAGCCAAGTATCGAAGTTGAATCTAGACGAATACAAGATAAGACTGACTCGAATGAAAGCTGAATCTTTGACTATGGGCGAAAAGGATTTAGGGGAACTCGCACAGAAACTGCTTGATCATGCGATGGCGCTTGAAGCTTACATCATTGCAATGGACAAGGAACATGAATTCATAGTTGAAAAGCAACGTGTCATGATTAAAGACGCAGAGGAACGTTGTGCCTTAGTTAAAGTGGAACGTAACACATTAGGTGAGGTGCTTAGAATTTTTGCAAGCTCAGGCCATTATGATCCCGCAACAGGGTCATTTGACGGTGAAGATAAAGATGATTGCCCATCGAGTTGTGGAAACCCATACGAAATTGAGTGAACGATCCTAGACAAGCGCTAGGGTATGCGAACTACATTGAGGTCATAGACCAATTTGAAAAACTTTGGAAACCTCATGCAGGACAAATCATTGTAGGGCAAGCCTATTGGCGCGATCAAATTACGTCTCTCTTCGTTCAGTGCGGGCGCAAATTTGGTAAAACGGAGCTATCTATTTTCTTTCTGTGGAGGATAGCCAAGCTGTTTCCAAACTCTCCCTGCTACTACGTCGCGCCGTTACAAAAACAGGCTCGTGAAATTGTATGGGCAGATCCAAGGCTTTTGACCTTCGGACCGAGGGAATGGCTTCTGCCTGGTAGTCGGGGAGTTAATAACTCAGACTTAAGATTGAACTTCACAAACGGGAGTTTCATCAAAGTTGATGGAAGCGATAACTACGAGAAGTACAGGGGGATTAAGTACAAGGTCGTAGTGTACGATGAGTACAAGGATCATCGACCTGAAATGCGTAAAGGCATGCGACCCAATGCATCCGTGCTGGATGGACTTGATCTATACATTGGGTCCCCCCCAGACCATGAGTGCGATTACACCATGCTTGCCGAGGAGCACAGGCAGGATAAAGAGAAGTTCTTTTATCAAGGTCCAACTTGGGAAAACCCTCATATCAATCGGATGTGGTTAGCTAAGGAGAAGGCAAGACTATATGCACGCGGAGAAGCTGAGGAGTGGGAACGGGAATATGCTGCACGCTTTGTTAAAGGTGGGGCAGCGAAGATATTTATCATGTTGAGGGAGTCGATTAAGAGACCACACTTTGATGTGGTTGATATGATTAGACGGGATCTTAAGAAGCTTCAATTCTATGTGTGGTTTGACCCTGCCGGAGCGACCTGCTTTGCGGCTCTATTCCTTGCAATCAATCCGTACTCAAAGAAGATTTATGTACTCGATGAGATTTACGAGACTGAACAAAGTGAGATGACAACGCAGCGCATCGGTAAACGGGCATTGAGTATAAGAGAAGAACTCAATCACCGTGTAGCCTCATGGCGTATGGGTTACGACGAAGCAGCGACGTGGTTTAATAATGAATGGCAGGATCATTTCCAGGATGAAGAGGCGCTTGAGCCTTCACACAAACATTTAAACGATAAGAAGCAAGGCTTGACCCTGATCAAGGATATTTTGCTTCAAGATTTACTGGTTATTTCCGATCGGTGCAGGTACTTTTTTTATGAGCTAGATAACTACCGAAAAGATAAGAATGGGAATATTCCTAAAAAGGATGATCACCTGATCGACTGCTTTCGGTATATATTGGGCGCAGATAATTACTCAGTTCCTGAGACGAAGGAAGATTTACATGAGAAGGATGAGATGTGGCGGGGGGCGCGCATCGAGGATGATTTCCCATCGTTGGGAGAAAACTTTGAAAGTGAAGAGTGGGGGGAGTTCAATTGATTTTTCAAGTTATCGCAGTGGCAAGTTTGGTATTGGCAGCTATAGGCATTTTGTTGGGTGCAATCGCACTGGTTCTAGTCGTGGGATTAAAAAACTCAACACACAAAATCAGTATCTTGGACCCGAACACTCAAAGTTTTTCTGAGTTCAATACAGATACAAAAGAACAAATTTTAAAAAATAGCTCACTTAACGAAATAATCTGACCCAAGGGGGGGACGATGGGAAACATAGATCTATGGGAAGAAGCAGGGGAAGCGTACGTTGATAACCGAGGTGAGAAACCTTTCTGGACGCTGCCGCTTGCTAGTAAAGATGAGAACGATCTAAAACTGGTTCACCGATGGTTGATGGGTGAGGTTGAATATCTAAAGCATGTGAATCGGGAACGTTTCTCTCTTTGTCACAAAAACCTAGCTCTATACAAAGGCATTCAATACCGAGACCAGGAATTACGTCAAGGCAATCGCGAACGCATCGATGACAAGACTCGCGCAGTGGAGAAGATTGTTCTTAATCACTTGTTTGATCTATCTAAGTCCCGCATTAGTAAACTCCTGAAGTACAAGCCAGCAGTTGCAATCATGCCTACTAACGATGAGTGGGAAGATCAAGTCTCTGCCAAAATGACAAAGTTCTGGCTTGATCATATCTGGTATGTAGAGCGCTTTGACGGCGTAGTGATGCCTAAATTTGTCAGGTACATTCAGCCTATGGGTGAGGCGTATCTGTTCATTGATTGGGACCCAGACAAGGGAGATATTGCCAAGCAGTATAAAGAGGCAATGCAATTCGCTCAAGCGCAAGGCAACGATCGCGTTCCTCTGATGGACGAAGACGGTAATCAGGAACTCGATGACAACGGCAATCTTATTTACATTGAATCCCCAGTTTACAACGGGGATATCGGCTACCGCGTTAAGATGACGACCGATGTACTGGTTCAGCGAGTTCCAACAGCTCAATGGGAAGACGTCGATTATATCTTTGAGCGCGATATCATGGAAGTTGAGGAAGCACGCCTTAAGTGGCCGAAGGCTGCTAAGTTCATTCAAAACGATGTAGGTGCGTATCTCTATGATTATGAAAAGATGGAAGCACGCCAAGACAAACGGCAAGTCGAAGTTTGGACGATGTATCACAGGAGATGCCGCAAACTTGAAAAGGGCAGGAAAGTTGTTTTCACAAAAGACGGAGTCTTATCGTCAACCGAGTTCCCGTTCACACACAAAAAGCTCCCGTGTATCAGGCTCACGGATATTGATATCCCTGGCGAGCTGCACGGAATGTCATTTTTTGAATTGGTCAAAGGTTCGACTGGAGCACATAATAATTTAACGAACATGATTTTGAGGAACCAAATCTTCGTAGGCCATCCTAAGTGGATGATGCCAGCGGGCTCTGCAAAGCTTGACTCATTGGGCAACGCAATTACAGTTGTACAATACAAAGGCCCAACCCCTCCGCAACTCGTAAGTTCTAGTCCAACCCCTGCCGAAGTGTTTAAGTTTCGTGACCTGCTTAAGCAGGAATTTATGCAACAAGCTGATGTGGGAATGACTGGCCGAGGTGATCCTCCCGCTGGCATTACCGCAGCTGTTGCGCTTCAGTATCTATCTGAACTGGAGAATGAGCGATGGAATGAATCGATTTTGAAATACAATGAAGCAATTCTTCAAAGTGCGATTATGACCATTGCGGACGCTGGGGATTACTACGACGATAACGACGATCGAATGATTAGGGTTCTTGGAAAGAACAACGCTTGGATGAGTATTGCTTTTAAGAGTGCCCATCTTCAGAAGGATTATGACGTTAGAATTCAAAGCAGCTCAGCCTTGCCAGAGAGTAAAGCAGCGCGAACGGAATACTTGCTCTATTTAAATGAGAGATTCCCCAATCGCGTCGATGCTGACTCGGTTCTGAACATGCTGGATCTTGCCCAAAGCGATAAGTTTGTGAACACGGCAACGGTTTCGGTTAGGTCTGCTGAGACTGAAAACGAAATGATGATGGACGCCAGGGAAGAGGAAGAAGTTGCACCGCCCACAGAAGAAGAGGACCAGCTTCAACACTGGAGAGCGCATGTAAGGAAAATGCGAGAGTGGGCTTTTAAAAACGCAACTCCGGAATATGTACAGGCACGGTTTAAAGATCATCTGCTTGCAACTGAAATGCTGATTGCAAAGAAGGCCCTAAGTAACCCAGGGTTTGCAAAAGTAGCAGAACAGTTATCGCTTGAGGGCTTTCCAATCCTTCTTCAGATGCAACCACAAGTGCAGCCTGAATCAGCGGAGCCTCAAATGGAGATGCCGCCGGAAGGAATGGCTCCATACAATATGCCTATTCAAGGTGGGGAAATGCAGGTGCCTGAGCAGATGCCTGTTGATGCAAACGTAGGTGAACCCGTGAACGTCAATCCTATGACGGTTGAAGAACAACTTTATGGACAGGTGCCACCCGTCTCTGATCAAGCAGGCGGTCCAGTGCCCCCATTAAGTCCAACACGCGGTATTTAATCATAAAGGAATAATGTACATGAGCGGTCAAATTAATACAAACACAGTAACTAACGTGGTAGACAGTGGAGCTGAACCTATTCAAAAGACGGGTTCTTCTGCCGATGTAACAAGCTTTGACGAACTTGAGGCGTTGACTACCTCTCCTAAGTCTTCACCCAAGAGTAATAAAAAACAGGAGAGTAAACCTAAGAAGGATGACGAAGGTAAGAAGTCCGAAAAAGAAGAAGCACACAAAAAGGATGACGAACCAGAGATAACACCGGATGAGGTTGAACAAACATCGGAGAAACAAGATGCCAAAGAAAGCAGCAAAGAAAAAGCCAGTAAAGAAAGCAAAAGCGACAAGCCCAAAGATGGGAAAACTGAAGTAAATCAGTCTGTCAAAACGTACAAGGTTAGGAACGGGGATAATGAGATGGATCTCCGTTCCGACACCAAGCTGGAAGTTATAGTTGATGGCAAAAAAGAACAAGTCTCAGTTCAAGAATTAATAAATAATCACTCTGGAAAAGAAAATTGGGGAAGAAAATTCCAGGAGCTTGACAAACAACAAAAAACCTTTCAAAGTAGCAAAAAGGCATTAGAGGACGGAATTCAACACATGGTTGAACTCTCTAAGACCGACGCCCTAAAATCACTGGAATATTTCTATGAAGTGACTGGGCAAAATGGTCGAGAGTTAATGAAGCAGGTGAAGGATCAGATTCTCAAGTATGCCGAAGAATTTGCTAAACTCTCTCCACAGGAACGCGAAAAGCGCGAAATGGATGATGAGCTGCAATATCAAAGAAGTAAAGTTTCGAAGTATGAGGCCGAGCGAGCTAGGGAAGTCCAAGAGGCTGAACTTAGTAACCGTATCCAAGCCACACAAAATAAATACAATTTAGATAAGCAAACTTTTGTATCTCGATACGAGGAGCTTGTTAAGCTTAAGTCCGAAGGTCATTTCGCTGGAGAAGTTACGCCTGAGACCGTGGGGGAATACCATCAGTATGTTGTGATGGATGAGACGGTGAGGGAAGTCCTAAACGAAGTGAATCCAGAGATGGAAGATAAACAAGGTGCCTTTAAAGATCTTTATGACGTTTGGGTAAAAAATCCTGAGCTGACTAAGGCCGAGATAACCGCGATCGCGCATAACGTGTTCGGGGCGCAGGTCCAGAAAAAGTTAGCTGCCAAAGTTAAAAAGACTCTACCGCGTGGACAGACGCAAAGCGCGCCCGCGAAGTCTAAATCATCCGAACCATTATTTTTCGATGACTTGGAGTAGCACAGACGCCTAACCGCGCTTGAGGTTCTCCAAGGACGGGGGATCTCATGGCTCAATACTCACTTTCAACCGCAAGTGATCTTTTTAAGATCAAATACGGCAAATTGTCCGATAACGTTTATAACTCTGCTAACGTACTTTTAGGCCGCGTGAAGAAGGACTATTCTTTCACCGGTAAGCGTATGGACGTAGCAGTTCCACTGAGCTACCAAGGCGGTGTTGGTTCTGGTT